GGCAATTGGGTCCCTGTCTCAAAAAAAGTTTTTGTTTGTTTCGGTTTGTTTCGCGTTTGTTTGGGGGTGCCGCCAGGGTTTTTGTTTCGTGCCCTGTCCCGTTGGGCTTTGTAGTTTGCGCCTCGTCGCGCGTTGCATGGCTTGCATGAGGGGACAAGGTTTTCGAGTTCGCTGTTGCCTCCCGCGGCAAACGGTATCAAATGGTCGGCTTCGGTGGCGGGGCGTCTTTTGCACCAGTGGCATAGCGGTTCGTCGCGCAGGATGGTGGCCCTGTGTTTTCTGTAGGTGGCGTCGGCTGTTCGACCTGCCCCCCGTTTTTTCTTGGCTGCCATGCTGTTCAGGTTAGTTGCGGGGGATTCCCCCGCACCCCCAGCTAGCGCGCCGCGTTGCGGCTTGCTCGTCATGCTTCAGGGTTAGCTCACAGGCATAACGCGCCCGGGCTCCTCCCGTCCGATTATCGCTCGGATCACACTAGCCCATACCCTCGTTTCAGTGCATGGGACTACCCCGGCTCTCTAACGGCCTAAGTGACCGCTGTTAGCGGCCCAGGGTTCTCACCTACACCCCGTATCACGCTGGGGTTGCGCCCTTGCGGGTTTGTTTAGTTGTCAAACATGGCCACAGGGGGTTCCTGCTTTAGCCAGGTTGTGTCCCTTTCGCAACAGCAGCACAGCTTTGCTGGCTTGCCTTTGGTCGAGCAGACGACGCTGCCGCAATAAGCGCATTGCCAAAGGGTTTGTTTACCCGCGGCACTTGCAATGGTCGATTTGTAATTCATTTTGGACATACCCCAGGCTTTTCAGGATGCTTGCAATAAACGCCACCGATCCACACCCAGCCCCACCCTGCTTTGACGGGCGTGCCACAAACACAGACGCCATCAAAGGCGTTGCGGCGCGGCGGCCTATCGGCGTATGGCGTGTGCCATTTCATTAGTTGCCTTTCCAAGCCTCAATGACGCGGCTCGCGTCCTGCTTTGTGAGGTCGGTGAGGATACCAATCTTTTTGCCAAGCAGCTGACTAATGGCCTCGATCACCGGCGCGCCTGATGCAAGGCCTTGGCCTCGGGCCAACGCACGGATCATGCCAATCTGTTTCTCGGATGCGTTGCCTGAGGCGTTACGCGTCGCGTCCTGTTGGACGGCTCCTGGGGCACCGAATGGTTCCTCGACGGGTTCGTTATTGGGTCGTCTGGCAACCTTTGTCATTTCCTCGCGGCTTGGGCGCTTGGTGTGATCTGACCCAGAGAGGCCTGCGTTGGCGAGGGCGCGGCCTACGGCTGAGCTCTCACAGTTTTCTAGGTGGCTGGTGCGGTTGACCATGCCTTCGCCCCGTGTCTCCTCGGCCCATCCTGTTGCGATCATGACGTCGCCTTCGTACAGTTCGGCACGAAACACGCAGCGGTTATCCGTGTAATGCACTAAATGGGTGATTACGCGCGGTTGTGCGCTGCGCTCCTGCTTTAGCCAGCGGTCAAGCCGTGTTGCTACTGGTTCGTAGTCCTCAAGGTTAAATGCCATCTGCTGTCTCCTCCAGTAGTTGTATTAATTCGAGCCATACGTCGGCTGGCATGACTGCTAGCCATTTGCCTGGGTTTGCGTGGCCAGGTCGTTTGCACAATATGACGCCCGTGTATGCCTGTTTGTCTTGCATTTGACGGCCGAGCTGCTCAAAGTAGCTGGACCAATTGTGCTGCTGACGGTTCTTGACCTCGATGACTACGCCGTTGATGGCGTCAACGTCGCCCTGGTCGTCGGTCCAGCCGGCACGGTTGCGTTGGGCTTGGTAGCCCTTTTCGCGTAGCCAATTGACGACAGCTGTTTCGGCTGCGGTCCCTTTGCGTTTATTCGGTGACGTCATGCTCAAGGTCCTGGGCGCATTGTGCGTACACCCACAAATAACCAGCTGCATCAACCACGCTGTCAACGTGCAAACGTCGCTTTTCACGGTTGTAGCCGATGCGTGCAAGTTTCATGGCAATCATGAATAGCGCGGCATCAGCGCTGTCGCGCACTTCACCGCCAGTGATTGCACGAAAGATTGCTGCGACCCGCGCATAATCCTCGTGCGGTGGCCCGTAATTGTCGCTACGTGGTCCATGCGTGATTTGTTGCGCACGCTTAAGAATTTCATCAATGTCAACAGGGTCCATCAGTAAGGCGTTTCCCGTGACAGCAGACGCTCGAGGCGGCTGACTTCGCTCTGTAAGTCCTCAAGCCGGTGACGGTATCGACGAAGCCTGTTGTGCGCTTCGTGCAGGTCCTCGGCCAATAGTTCTGCGTTTACGTCGGGCAAACGTAGGTAATGCTCAAGCAGGCGATCGCCAATGCTGAGCTGTGCCCATTCCTCACGGTCAATCACTTGCTGCCATCCTTCCGGGCGCGGCCCGTTGCGTGACGCAATCTAGCAAACGCTTCGTCAAATTCGCGTTGGCGTTGATTGTTTTCGTATCGGATTTGGCTTGCGTGTGCCCACCAGCCGATCACAATGCCAGCTGCGATTAGTAACACGTTTCTCATTGCAGTGCCTCCAAGGCTCGGTTGTATGTTGACCACATTGGCCAACCACCCTCAACGTACACCCACCAGGCGGCTTGCAGGTTGATGGTCGGGTTGAGCAGCTCGTCGCAGGCGTCGATTAGGCCTCGGGCTCGCAGGTAGCCGTCAGGGTTGTAGCGGTTGGGGTGGCACCAGGATGGGGCGTGGATTTGGGCCAGCCCGTAGCTGTCACCGTTGTCACCCATGACGTGCGGCAGGCACATTGATTCGAGCTCGAGAATGGTCAGGATGATGGGCAGTTCGTTGGCCGTAAAGCCCGCTGCGAGGGCTTCTGACGCGTATTCAGCGCATCCTGGGCCTTGGTATGCCACCGGGGCTTGTGGGGCCTTTGACGGCTCCCAGACGGTCTGCGGATAGACCGTCTGGGAAACCGTCTGGGGTCCCGCCAGATCGAGTTCGGTGGTGGCCCACAGTCCTGTGGCGCCGATAATTGCGGCCATGCATGCGGCCACGATTGTTATTGGGTTCATTTGCCTACCTCCATAGGTGGGCTAGACCCTAACGCTTGCGAGGGGCCTTGTGGGGGATTTTCAGGTAGATGATCTCTTGGACCATTCCGCGGGGTATTTTGATCACGTTATCAACGTCGTCATCGTCAGGGGCTCCTGACTGGAATATGGTGACGTGCTTGGATCGCGGCGGGGCGTCGAGCAGCCAGCCGACGGTTTGCACGACGCAGGGGTCGTCTGTGAGCTCGGTTTTATTAATCCACTCGTTGTTGACGCGCGCGTAGGCGTCATGCCAGATCACGAGGACGGGTTTGCCTAGTCCAGCCATACGACGTACTCGGACGCTACCCGACCCTTTTCGGGGTCAATGAAGTGCAGGCGTTGGCTGGGTTTGCTGGTGGCGGCGACGAATTCGCGGGCGTATTCGTTGTGGCTTTCGGGGCTGCCGGTGACGAACACGCGGCCGCCGTTGGCCAGGGTGGCGCTGTGGGGGGTATGCCAGTGCCCCATGTAGGCGTCGGTGAATGGCTCGATGACGCCTGCGGCCCAGCTGTTGACCTTGCGCATAATGCCAAACAGCGGTGTGTTGCCGCCAAACGATTTGACCTCGTCGCCGTGCACAAGCAGGCCACGGTATTTGCCGATCTCAAATATTTGATACCAGGCCTCGGACATTTGCCAGTCGTCCCAAACGCCTTTGGTGCGGTCGCGTGCTACCCGGTAGGCAAACAGGTCAATGTTGTCGCCTTTGGGGCTGACGCCGTATCGACCGATTCGTCCGTGGTTGCCGTATTCGCATACGACGCGCAACTTCTCAAAGTTGTTGCCAAGCGTTCGGACCATTGTCTCAATGATGCGGCTGGTCTCAAATAGCTGCTCAAACAGGTGGGCCTCGATTTCCCAGGCTTGTCCTGGGAATATGTCAATGCCTTCGACCATGTCGCCCCCTAGCAGCAGGACGCACTCGCGTACGGGATGATGTGCCCGCTGGATATCGGTGATCTGGATGACCTTTTCGACTAGCTGTTCCATGCGTTTGGCGCATGTTTCCATACCGTAGGACACGCTTTTTTTGCCGAGCTGCCAGTCGGTCGCATGCACCAGGGCCACCTCGGCTTTACCTTTGCGTTTGTCGCGCGGCAACGTCACGGCTTTGCCTGGCGGCGTAGCCCTAGCTGCGTCTTTGGCAGCACGGTACACGGCCTCGACGATCTCGTCGGATTGGGCTTTGTATTTGCGTACTTGACGGTGCGCACGCTTTAGTGCTTCCTGCAGCTCGGCCACAGTATTGAGCTCTTGGAGCTCGTCGTCGAGGCTCATCCCTGGGTCCGCATCTTGTGAACGGCATTAGTTGCCTGCGCCATGGTGCCGAGTGCCAGCCCGCGCTTGAGCAGTAATCTGGCAATGCTGGCGTGGCTGTAACGCGGGTCAGCAAACGCTTTTTCCCAATCAGCCTTGTCGGGCTGGTTGGCAATAAAGTCCTTAATTTGCTGGCTTTTCGTAACTTTCGGTTCGAGTTCGTCCAAAACGCCCATTTTCATGGTCCTCCAAGTGTCGTTTGAGCTTTTGCTCAATGCGGATCAGCATAGTCAAAACGGTGGCGTGATCGGTGGAATTAGATTTCCGCAGCTTGTGGATTAAAACGGCTGGAATAACGGCGGCGGCGATGACCCCGAGGGCGCTAATCAGTGCTACTACTATCTCGGTTGGCATGGCTGTCCTTCCAGCGCTGCACTGCCGGGGGTACTTTGTCGCCTACAACGTAGCGAATGTGCCAGGGCTCTGATTGCATCTCCCATGAAAAACCATACAAAGGGGCAAACGTAAGCAACCATTCGAGGCGTGGCCCTGACGCGTTGGCAATATCGACAGCCAGGCCCCAGCCGTGGAAGCTGGTGCCGGGCGTGGCGACCGCGGCGAGTTTGTTGTCTTTGATGTACCAAATTTGGCCGTTGTAGTTACGTACCGATTTGGCGCCTGGTCGGTATTCGTTCGTGTACCTGGCATAGAACACTCGCTCTTGGGCTGTAAGGGGCCTGTAAGTGTCCAGGCTGCTCGTAGGCCTGATTGGCCGTATCTGATCCCCAAAAGGTCTTGCCGCGGCTCTGAGGGCTTCGTAGGCGTCAGCGGTGAGCCTGTGCAGCTGACCGTATGGGCGTACTGTGCGCAGCAGCCCTGGATCGAGCTGGCCATTGCGTTGTCGGGCCAGGTCGGCTGGCATCCGAACTGGTCGGATTGGCAACCTAGCGGCGGCCATAGCGCGTGTCTTTAGGATTCGCCCAGTTGTAGATTACGGGCAGCACTGCTGCTAGCCCGGCTTTTAGCACGTCGATTGGCTGCCAGTTTCCGCTCATAGCGAGCGCGGCGCTTCCAGCCACGAAAGCGCGTAACCAGCTTCCGAGCAAACATTTGGTTTCCTCAGATACCGACAATCGCATTGATTTCCTCGTCATCCAAACCAAGCGCGGCGAGTTTCGCACGAGCTGATTCTTTTGCGGCCTGTTGTGCGGCTTTTGCTTCTTCGGCGGCTTGCTGATCGGCAATGATCTGGCTTTGTATTGCCTTTTCGTCGTCGGTCATTTGCCTGACAATGGTTTCGCCAGTGGCGCAGTCGTGGACAGTAATTTCGTTACTGGGCATAGCCATACACCTTTATGCTAACATTGGCGAATGTTCGAGTCGCTGCCGAAATTGTAAAATCCGTGTATTGAGTAGTGTTGTTTACGAAACCTTGTGCAAATTTGGTGGATTCGCCAGTGCGCGGGTCAATGCCAAGGGCCGTGTATGCCGTTGTAGCTGCAAGATTTGGGTTGGTTACAAACACGATAGCGCCGCCTCGGTTGGTGTTGTCACCTTGTCCCAATAGCCAGCTGCTCGTATTGTTGCCATTTCCACCAGTCAATGCGGCGGTTGCATAATTAATTGTTAATGAGCCCCAGTAATAGCCAGTGGATGTTGCGCCCAGTGTCATTGTCAGCGTTTGGCCGCCAGTGTTGTAGAGCATGTCGTCAATAACAATCATGTACGAGTTGTACGTTGACGAAAACGCATTTGTCACGTTAACGGTGCCACCTGATGTTGCGGTGGTGGTACTGATGCGTACAAGACCACCAGGTGTCGTCGGTCCGACAGTTGCCCAGGACGAACCATCGTAATATTGCACGACGTTAGTGGATTCCAAATAACAAAGTTGACCTTCGGCTAACGTTTTTTCTCCTGTACCACCAAACGCGGCGTCGCGTTCACTGGTGCCCGCAAACACTGGCACGCCAGTGCGTGCCGATTGGTTCATTTGTGCCGCGGTAAGTACGTCCCCAGCCGTAAATGTTGGGACTGTGGTTTGTGCATTGGCTCCCATGGTGTCTCCTATCCTAGGACGTTCAGATCGTCAAGAACGCCATAAGTGGCGTCGTCCAAAATGAGCTGGTAGACGATGGTGGTTGGGCTGGTGTAAAAAGTGACCCGGTGGCCGCCTAGGTAATCAATGTCGGCTTCGATGCCCTCAATTGACAGCTCCTCGGACACCGACGATCCTAGACCTGGAATGGTTTTAGTAATGGCGATGGTGTCGCCAATATCAATGGTGGCTACGTTGTTTCTTTCGGTGTTGGTAAGTAGCGCGAATTTGGTGCGAACCGCGGTAAATCGCGGTTCTGGCTCGGCCACGATTAGATAATCGGCCAAGGCTTGCAATTCGACGTTGTCAAGCAAGCTGCCAGTAATTGATTTGGCCTGTATGAAATATTTGGCTTGGCTGTTCAGGTCTTGGGCTGTGGCCGAGCTGCCACCAATGTTGATGATCTGGGTTCGGTTCACAACGTTGTCGGCGTCAAATTCGACAGTCAAGGCGTCATAGTTGCTGCCGCCGTTTTCATCAAACGTGATAACTGGCGCGCTGAGGGTGGTGCCAATTCGGGTTTGGAATGTTAGTGTGCCGTCCCGGGACATAAACACGCGGCCCTGTTCGGCTTCTTGGATTTGTCCAACATATTGCAGAGCGTTTGTTCCAGCTGGGACTGTGTAAGCGTTGTCGTGCCCTAGGGCTATTGAGCTTGTGGCTATTGATGTTGACCCGCTGTAATCGACCTCAGGCAGCGCCAGCAGGCTCGTCAAGCGTTGGCTGGTCGTTTCTACGGCAACATTCCACGTGTCTAAGTAGGCTTGGGCGAGCTTGTAAAAGTCATCGGCACACTGCACGGTCACAATGTTTGGGCCCGCAAGCTGAAACGCATAATCAAACGCCGTGACTGTGCCCTGAAACAGGTATTCGCTTTCTCGGCTAAATCGAACGCGGCGCATGGGCGCCAAACCTGGCTGGTTGCTGTTCGGGTCGTAATAGGGGCTGCTCGAATCGTACGGCCCCAAAATGCCTGTTTCGTCACGCATGACGAACGTCAGCGTTCCGGCTCCGAATTGGTCGTCGGGCTTTTCGCGGCCGCGCTTGTATTTGACCGCGGTAACAAATTCCGTAATATCTGCGTATTGAGTGCTCGGGCCAAGAAGATAGGTCGTGTTGTCAAGAACGCCTTTTAAGGCGTCGTCTAAGCGAAAACTGTTAACGTCCCAGCCCGTATCTAATTCGAGCAGGTAGTTGCCTGATTGGACTACCGATGCCATTAGGCCACCGCGACATTGATGGGGCCGCTGCGCCTGTTGTATTGGCGTAGCGCGTTGACGATGACGTCTCCAAGCCGGTCGTCGGCCACGGTGCTATTGATCGTGATATTGATGCCGCCGCCACCGCCGTATTGCCCGAGCTGGGAAAGTGGGATTACGGCTTCAGGTTCGCCGCCTTCGCCGATCATTGCCAAGGTCGGGCTGGTGACGATGCCGCCTTCGGCAAGGCCTGGGATAACAGCGCTGATGGCTCCGCCAATGCCGCCAGCGATCGCGCCTACGGCTGACGCCGCTCGGCCAGCTAGATCAATGATTTGCTTCAGGGGGTTAATAATCCATTTGTAGAACTGTTCGCCGAGGAATTCGACAGCTTTGGAAACAATGCCGAACTTCTTTTCTAGGATCACAAACGCGGCGACCAATGCCGCAATGGCGAGGATGACTACGCCAATTGGGTTGGCGCTCATGACAAAATTGAGCGCGGCTTGCGCAACCTTTACGACCACAAGGGTGGCTTGGTAAACCTTCATGGCCGCGTTGATTGCCAGCACTGCCGCGGATAGTCCGCCGATGACGCCTGCCAGGATGACGACGACCTGCGTGTTTTGCTGGACCCATTCGGCCAGCGGTATCAGCTTGTCGATCAGCTGGGCGACGACCGGTAACAAAGCTGCACCAATGGATTCTTTGGCTTCGCCGATCTGGATGCTTAGGTTGCGCATGCGGCCTTCAGCGGTTTGAGCTGCGTCAGCCGCGGCTCCGCCTGTCGTGTATGCCAGGACGTCCATGACCTCGGTGAAGGTCAGGCCGTCGCTGATGAGCGGGATCAGGCTTGCGTCGAGGGCACGCAGGCCTCTCATGTTGCCGTTGTAGGCCTTGGATAGCGCGTCAGTGACCGTTGCCAGATCTTTGCCAGTCGAAGCTGAAATGTCCTGGGCCTGTACCAACAGCTGTTGCGATTGCTCAAGGCTCCCAGTGGACTGAACCAGCTGCGCTAGTGCCGGGCGTAGGTCATCGTCCGCTACGGCGGTGGCACGCGACAGCGAGCTGATAAAAGCTTCCGTCGCGGCAATGTCTTGCTCGGTTGCCGCGGCTGATCGCTCCAGGACGCCTGCCAGCTGCACCTGGGCTGCCTGATCCTCCATAGCGGCTTTCGTTGCGCCACCGAGCGCAACAGCCAGGCCACCGATAGCCGCGGCAGCGGGAATAGCTGCTTTCTTCAGCGCAAATGAGGCTTTCTGGCCGACCGTCTCAAGGCTCTTAAATTCCTCAATGGCACGGCTGACACCCTTGCCGTCGAACTCGCTAATGATGGGAATTGTTACAGCCATTAGGAAACCAGCCTACGGCTAGTGGCTTCTGCGATCTTGTCAGCCACTTTCTCAATCTCGTTTTGCACGTCATCGGCGCGACGCTCATATCCGGGCCACATAAAGCGCGACGCACGACCAAAGCGCTTCTCAAGCTCGGCAATCATGATCTGGCCGCGGGTCGTTGACCCGCCGCGCTTGCCGGACATGTCAGCGACGGTGCCGCCAGCGCTTTTGAGGACGACCTTGAGCACCGCCAGCGAATTGCCGCGTTTGCGGGTATCGACCTTGGCTGCGATCGATTTGGAGACCGAAGCGGTGCCCCAGGGAAAGATTGCGCCGCCTTTCCAGCTGCGAGCAAAGCCCGACAGCGGCGGTTCGCTAGGCAGGTTGCCGCGGACCTCATCAATGACGGGTTTGACGATCTGCTTAAAATCCTTCACGATTTCTTTGCGCAGATCGGGCTCAAGCTTGGACAATTCGCGCAACGTTTCCTTGACACCGACCACAGTGATGCCAGCGCTGGCGCTCATCGTTGTCCCTTTCGCGCTGCCTTGCGAGTTAATAGTTTTACGGTAGCTAGGTCCTGAAAATCAAACTCAATGTCCTGGGGCCAGTACCCGGTGGCAAGCAGCAGGTCCGCTAGCTCGCGGCGGACGCTGCCGCTTCCGTAGGGTTTACCGCGACGTGCTCCACGCCGACCAGTTCCTCAAGGCCGTCCTCAAATTCTTTCCAGGAACGGTTTTCCTTGCCGAGCCGAGTCAGCTTGTACCAAAACAACCAGCCAAAATCCTTGAGCTGTTCGTTGGCAATAAGCGTCTTAGCGCTGGTTCCGTGTTCGGTTTCCCAGGCAGTAATCGTGCCCAGATTTGTTGTGACGGTATCCGTAACCACTTCGCCTGACGGCTGAGTGTAGGTAACCGTGATTTTCAGTTTCACGGGGTCGTGTCTTCGACGAGCGCGCCACCGCTTACGGTGACCTCAACTTCGGACAGCTCGCCGACCGTCACGTTCACGACGTCAAACGACTCAAAGTAGGCGCCTGTCAGCTGATACTCAACGTTGCTGGTGCTAATCGCGGTCGAGGCGCGGCGTGCCGCGACGTAGACGTTGGTGCCAACCAAAGCCGACAGGGCGTTTGCCATGGTGGCATCAACGAGCAGGGTGGCGGTGATTACGCAGTCCGTGAGGCCGCCGACGCGGTAGTAGCCGGTGTTGCCGAAGCTGCTGGCATCAAGGGCGTCGCGCGACTTGGTGACGACAATTGACTTGCACTGGTCGCTGTAATCAACAACCGATCCAACGGCGGCGCCGATCTTAAAGACGCCTGAGGGAAGCAACGTAGTCGGGTTCGCCATGTAGAAAGCTCCTTTGATTGTGGGCCCGCGGGCCCGTTGTCAGTCTAAGCGTTTGCCTGCACTTTAGTCACAATGATCAGCTCATAGGCGGGGTATTCGGCACCGCCTACCTGCTGAACGATTGGGCGTGCTGATTTGAGGCCGATCTTGCCTTCGCGTACTTTGTCTGCGATTTCCAGCAGCTTGGTCAATGCGTTTTTGTTGCCGGGCCCGGTGCCAATGACGGTGACGGCAAACTCAAACTCGGCCACGTTGTTGCTGTGCATTGTGATTGACGGTGCTTGGACGAGGATGCCTGGCGGGTTGATATTGCGCGGGTCGTCGGCGATCTTCAGGCCTGTGGCGGTGCCCAGGGCCGTTACAAAGGCGCTGTAGCCGTCGTTAAAGGCGTTGTCGGGCATCAGGCCACCTGCGGGCGGTTGCAACCGAGCAGGCGCAGGATTTGACCCATTGATCCGCCTGTGGGGGCTCCTGTGGCCAGCGGATCAAACGACGCAAATTGGTCGATGGAGCCAGCTTCGCGGTACAGGGCGCCCGCATACATGATCGTTCCAAGCAGCACGTCGGCGCTGGGCACGACGCTGAGGCTGGCGTCGAAGTAGCCCGACTCTTGCCGGCGACGGTACGCGAATTGGTTGGCCGCGTTGACCGAAAACGTGGCCCGGTCAAAATCGACGCTCGGGTTGGTGAAGGTAATGCCCAGGTATTTCTCGAGTTGCGCGAGCGTCATCCAGGTGCAGGTCAGCGTGTAAGTAACGGTTCCTGACGCGGCCTGACGCTCAAGGTCAGCTGTGGTAAGGCTGAATTGGATCTGGTTGAGGTAGATAGGTCCATCAATGTCGTAAATGGGGTCACCCTGGTCACTGACGTCCGTAAGGAGGTAATGCGGAAGGCCAGTAACGACGCGCGCACCGTCGAACGGTGAGCCCATCCCGGACAGGGTGACCGATTGGCCAACCTCGATTTGGTGTTCCTGTAAAAGCTGAACGATGGCGACGTTTTGGATTACCTGTTTATGGGTAACCGTGTACGTCGCCATCGTTGGCAGCCTTGGAGGAGGTCTTTATCAGACGAGCTTGACGAACTTGGTCGCGTCAGCCATGAACGCGGCTGCGTAGCCGCGGAAGGCAATGGTGCGCCCAAGCGTCGCTGGAACGTCCACCGAAATGGCGCCCTTCTGAAGCTCGTAGAACTCAAATCCCGCGGCGGGGCCGGCGGCGTGACCCATGAAAGAGCCATCGCAATGCTTGTCAACGACGAGCGACAGACCAAGCGGGTTGCCGTTCCACGACGTTGCCGACGAGGTTCCGCTGGCGTTCTGACCCATCAATCCAGGTGCACCAACGAACGGGAACACCGGGCGGTTTGCGTCATCGACCTGCGCACCGAGGTAGCCCCAGACGGTGGGCGATACGAACAGGTGCGTCGGCAGGTAATTGGAGGCGTTGCTGATCTGCACGGCGGCGCCGTACACGCCTTCGATTGTGTCCTTGGCAACCTGCGGGTCCCACGGCTGGGTCTGGACGATTGCGTTGCGGCAAGTGTCGATTGCGTAGTTGTCGGTGGCCTGACCGTAAGCAATTGCAAGCTGGTCCAAAACGATGGCCAACGATGCCGGGTCTGTCCAGTCAATGTCCTGCTCGGACAGCGTGACGTACGTGCCAAACGTCAGCTTGTTGACGTTGTTGTTGGAAACCTCAACCGTTGAGGCGCCCAAAGTGTTGAGCTGTCCAGTCGGCTGCTGTGTAACAGTAGGGCGCACCGTGATCTTCGGGCGACGGAACGTGGCGCCGTTTTCCGGCATGGCCTTGACACCAATGGCGGTGACGAAAGGACGAATCGGATTCAGGCCGTCGTAGACAGGACCAACGATCGGCGTGGGCAAAATGCCAGGCGTGTCAGCCGTCGTGATATCAGGCGCAGCGGCCTTGATGTTCGCGTTAAATTGCGCGAAGTCGGCGCCACCGCGAGCGTACGCGGCCATGTATTCGGCCGCCGACGGGAGCTTAAACGACTTCTTTGCTTCGGCCCAAACAGGCGCCGAAACTGTCTGCGGCTGCGTCGAAACTGCCGCCGCGCTTTCGATCTGAACGTCCTTGGTTGCTTCCACTTGTGGAGTCTCCTGTTGTGAGCCCTCGGCCGCTGCAACCTCGGTGATTTGGGCACCGGCAAACGCCGGCGCTGTGACTAACGATAGTTCCTGCCACTCGGCTTTAGCAACCACAAGGGTGCCGTTGTCGTCATATGAAGCGTCAATCGGGTTGACCCCTACCGACACCGAGTCAATGGCGCCGTCCTTGATTAGCTCGATCACGTCTGCGCCATCGCGGGTATTGCTGAT